TTCTCGCGCCCTATTGTGGTGACGCGCTTCATGGCTGATGCGATCAGCTTCTTGTCTTTCGTGTATTGGTCCATACGGACCATTCTAGCCGACTCGAGTCGGCTTGTCAAGTCGGGCAGAAATGCGAAAAGGACAGCGAACGAGAAACGCTGTCCTTTTCGACGGACCGAGGGTACTCAATCCAATGACGTACGGGAGATTACTCGGTGGGCTCCGAGGTGTCAACTTCCTCGGGAGTCGGATCGGCGGCGACGGGAACCTCATCGAAGGACTCGATCGGAGGCTCGGGCTTCGGCTTCTTTCGTCCCGACAACGGAGCTGAGTAGAAATCCTTGAATGGGACTTTCGCGATCTCGTAGAGCGCCTTGCCGATCGCGGAAAGCATCTCGGTCTGCGGATCGGTTGGAGTGTCGACAGCCTCGAGCGCGACAGCGCCCGTGAGACCAGATCGGAGGACAAGGACTCGACCCGTCGCCGCGACGAACAGGAGAGGACACTCCTCGAGAGCGAGAGCCTTCGAGAGCGCGTCGGCTGTCTCGTCGCCGATCACGTAGACACTATTGAGCGCAGGTCCTGTCTCGGGGATCGGGCGGTACTTGGCGCGTGAGTCGACCGTATGAGCGATCGCGGCGAGGGCAAGGGCGTCTGAGATGTCCATTGAGTTTCCGATCAGGTTTTGATGATGTAGTTCAGGACCGCGTAAGGCTGTAGGTTGCCCGAGGCGACGGCAGCTGAGGAAGCTCCCGAGTTAGCAGTCGAGACGGCTCCCGACGTACCCGAGAACGCAGGGACGTCGATCGCGTGAGCGTGTCCACCTTGTCCGGAGGTAACAGTAACCGAGCCCGAGACCGAGTGGCTATGCGTTCCATTGTTGAGCACGTCGACACCAATAAAGACGAACGATGGAGGAGTAGTCGTCGGAGTGTTATCGGTTCCTCCACTTATTCCTGCGGCGACAGTCGTGTTTCCAGTATGAGTGTGACTCGTGCTGGAGGTTTGCTTAGCGTTCAAACCGTGGACGTGGTTCTCGAGGTTGCTCTGAGATACGCCGTGATCGTGATCTCCGTTGGCGTCAGCTGTCAGGCTAAACGTCGCCGCGTGATCGTGAGTGCCAGCCGTTGTCGTATTGAACGACGGGTGATCGTGGTCGATCGTGTGCGTATGAGGAATCGGGTGAGTGTGGGGAGCCGTACTCGCCTTGTCTCCGCCTGTCTCGCCGAGAGCGTCGAACTCTGTCTGAGTGCCGTCGAGACCGACGACGACTCGCCCGTTCATGAGAGGAACGCGGAATGTTCCAGCCGCAGGAGCCGCCTGTCCGCCCATCGTCGCGTAGGTCGATCCGAGGACCGCAAACAAGGCAGGGTAGAGAGTCTCAGAGTATGCCGTACCATCGCACAGGAGGTAGCCGGGAGGCGCTGTCGTGCCTGCGAAAGGCATAAGTGACCCAGAGGGAGGGGTCGCTCCGATCAGGCGCGCTTCTACGCGGAGGTTGTCGATTAGGGCGTTCGTGATCGAGCCTGTCCCCGAAGCAACACGGACTCGAGCGAGAGGGATCGAGGAGGTCGGGATCGTCGGATCGACAGGAGTCGCCGAGGCTGTCCCCTGTACGACGAATACTCGAGCGTCGTCTCCAGCAGGTCCGCCTGCGTTAGTGTCGCGAACCTGAACAATGACGATGTCATAGCGAGTTCCCGAGCCGGGCGCAGCTGCGATAGTTAGGTTACTTGTCACGGCTTCATCTCGGGCGAGATACTTACCCTGAAAGGATTGATCAGTTCCCGTAATGACAGCGACGCCAGCGGCGACGTCGACCGCCATACTTGGAGTTCCGCGCTGAGTGACAGCGAAAGAGGAAGCTCCAATGACGCCTTGTTCCCAGAGATTGTCGTAGAGGACACGGTCAATACGCGCCGGGTAGTCGACATTTTGGAGCCAGTTCGCGATTACAGCCATACCCGAATACTACACGAATGTAGTGCCTCTGTGGAGGCTAGGACAGTTTGATGATCTTGGAGAAAACTATGTAGGGCTGGACGTTGTTATGCGCTCCGCCTCCGCCCGTCGGATTATTCGTAGCCGTGTTCGCACTTGCCTCGTACGGTCCCTGATAGGAGCCTTGGTTGATGTATTGGACCTGTGCGATAAGGGTAGTAAAGGCTCCTGCGTTACCTCCGAAAGACATACCGAAAGACTGTCCGGGTCCGAGCGTGTGACCATGAGCGTTCTGCGTGTGATTGTGAGACGGGATCTCGGCGGTCGAGAGCGTGACGGTCTTAGCGCCTCCCGTGTCTCCGACGTTGTCGAAGTCCGCGTCTGACGGATTGCGAGCGACCGAGACTCGACCCCGTGTATCGGGCAGGACAATGTCTGCGCCACTCTTGAATACGCTCGGGAGGACAGCCCAAAGCGACGGGTAGAGAGTCTGTCCGCCCGTGATCGTCGAGCCGTCCATTATTGCCCACCCTGTCGGGGCTGTCGTGCCGACATAGTCGACCATCATTCCGACAGGACCGAGCGCCGAGGGACCGACGTCGTGCCTGTGCGCGAGAGCTTCGAGATTGACGAGGCGACTCTTAGAGTCCGAGAGCGAGGCTCCGAGAGCGTCGGTCGGCGACGTCGTAGTACGGGGACGAGTCACGAGATCAGCCTCCACTCTCAGGCAAGGCGATCGCCTGCATCTGTACCGTTACGAGACCGTCGGAGTCTTGAGAGATCGACTGAGAGATGATCTGAGAGATGACAGGAACAGCAGGAACCGTCAGGATCGAGATCGTCGGGTTCGCTGTCGAGGGGACAACGGTCCCCGGCTGTACGACGGTCACGATCTCTCCGAGGTCGTAGTTAGAGTCGAGGAAGTAGCGGATCGGCTCGAGGGAGAACGTGTAGACGATCTGCGGACTCTGTGACTCGGTGACAATCCCGTTGGCTTGCTGAGTGAGGTTGGCTTGAGTCTGTTCCTGTGGGAGACCTCGAAACTTCTCCCAACGTCCTCGAGGGTCGGTCGACAGCCCTGCCGTAGGGACGACGACGGGCGTCGTAACGACAGAGTCTCCCGTGACGATCGCGACATTGGCGAACAGCGCGGAGCCGCTCGGCTTCGTAATCGACAGGGCGTTCGCTCCGAGGACGACGGGCTGAGGATTCGGGGCAGGATAGGTCGTCGGGATCTGCGTGACAATGAGCGCCCCGAACGGGTCGATCCTCCAAACAATACCCTGAGCAATCTGAGAGAGTTCGACGATTGACTCGAGAATGTTCGCGCCGATCTCGTACGAGCGATCTCGAGGGACGACAGGACCAGCCGACCCCAACACGATTCCGAGGTTGCCGTTGACCTGCGACTGAGTATGGGAGATCAGAGAAGCAACGATAAGTCCCTGCGATAGACCCGTGTAGGACAGGGCGGAGTTGACGTAGCGCGAAGCGAGGAGACGTCGGTAGCAACAGCAAGCGACCGCGATCTGATTGTTCCCGTCGTAGGTCCAATCTTGTGTCACCTCGAGAACACGGAAACGCTCGATCAGGACTCCGTCAAGGTATAACCAGATGTCCGTCGCCAGCTCGGAGATCTCGACGCCGGGGAGGCTGTCTCCGGGACAGGAGAACGAGAACGTACAGCCGTCATCGAGGTTTTTCGTGAGTTGCCATTCGTCAAAGAACGTAAGTACCGACGCAGGTCCTGTCCCCGACGAGGGACCGTAGGCGACGAGATAGGTCCCTGCCATGATCTAGGAGAACCACTTATCGAAGTAGCAGAGCGTGAACGACGGGGATCCCGTGTAAGAGTCAGCCTGTAGGCGGATCTGGTTTTCGCCGGGCGTGAGGCGGATCTCGTCCCACGTCCAATCTGCGAAGTTCGTAATGCCGTAGAGCGAGTCCTCGGGGTCATTGTTGCGAAGGATCGTGCGTTCCTGAGTGTTGATGTCGATCGTCTGTCCTGCGAGGAGCGTCAGCCCCGAGAAGGTAATCGTCGTATCGTTGACGAGGAGCTGAGGATCGACGAGTTCCGAGGTGACGGTTCCTGTCCAGTCCATCGGAGCGTTACCGAGGGGCGTGAAAGAGGTAACGCCGTATTGCGGTGAGTACGGATACTCGCGGTCGAACTCGAGATCATACGTACGACCGAACTCCTCCGAGCCTGTAATGAGGGCGACAGCGCAATGCTGATCTAGTCCCGAGGTGTAGGGATCCTGCGAGATCCATTGGAGGACCATTGAGAGATACTTCGGAGCGTCGACGACGAGAGGACCGTCGACACCTCGTACGCGTAGAGAGCGTGTCGTCTCGACCGACGAGGACGGTCCGATACAGCCGACGTCGTTCTGCTGTACGGTCCAGACGACCTGCGGACGGTAGCGCGGAGACAGGAAAGGCGTCACGAGATCGAGGAGGTTCTGCGTTGCGAGTTTGGTCTGATCGAAGCGGAGGGCGACGGTGACGGGGCGAGGACCGAGATACGCGGTCGTATCGACCGATCCGTCGGACAGCGATCGAGGAGTCATAACTTCGCGAACCTCGGGGAAGCCAATCTCGAACGATGTCACTACGAAGCCGTCGGCGCAATCGAGGTCGAGGCGACCGAGGACAGGATCGGTGAGGTAGATCATTGGGCGAAACTCCTTGCGCGTTCGGCGACCATCACCTTCGCGGCGAGGAGCTGAGCGTCGATCGGTGAGACGAATGTAGCACTCTCAATGTTGACGGCAGAGCCCGAAGTTCGAGCGAGGCTTGCGAGACCTGACTGCTCCATCAGATCGAGAGCGCGACGAGGACGCGTGAGGGGAATGACTGCCTCTGCTCCAGCCTCTCCGATGATCGCGTTCTGCGCGCCTGAGAAAATGCCGCCGTTAGCGAGTTCGGGGACATTTTGCGAGAACTGGAAAGAGACGTCGACCGCAAACTCTTTCTGGAGTTTCGCGAGTTGTCTTGCGGTTAGCTTCTTGCTCTTGAGGCTCACTTGATACTTGTTGATGACCGAGCTGATACCTGCGACGAGCGCCTCTCCTGCGGTAACGCCAGCCTGCTTGAAGTTGCCTGCCGCGTTGAGACCGACCTGATCGCCGACCGCCTGTACCTGCGCGGTCAGAGTGTTGGCTCGAAGGATCCCGTCGGCGGAGGACAGCAACTCCGTCGCGATTGCGGAGCCAGCGTCGACACCTGCGGAAAGGACCTGCTGTAGAGCTGCCTCGGACAATCCGCCTGCGATCAGTCGATTGACAAGGACTCCGAAGTTCTGAGTCTTGACGGCTTGAGCGTTGAGAGCTGCGAGGAAGCCCGATCCCGACTCCGTTCCTGCGTCGAAGGCGTCCTTGAACGAGAACGCTCCTGTGACCGCCTTGCCGACGTCGACAGCGAAGTCGCTGAACGCCTTACGCGCCTTGTCGAGGACGTCTCCAGCCTTCTTGAGGTTGTCCTCGAAGCCTTTACCGAACTCGTCGCGGAGCGACTTGACCTTCGTCGCTGTCTTTTCCGCAGCTCCTCCAAGGGCGGCGACTTTCGGAGTCGTCTCCTCGGCAGCCTCTCCGGCATTTTTCGTCGACTCCTCGAACTTACGGAAGTCCGCCGCCGACGCCGCCTTCGTTGCGGCTTCGCCGATCCTCCCGAATGTCACCTCGGCTATCTGTCCGATCTTGGGAATGTCGATACCGATCTTGCCGAGGAGTCCGCCGATCTTGTTGATACCCGACGTGAGACCGTTGATTACCTTGATCCATGAGTTGATCATGAACTCGAAGTAGCCAATAATCGCGTTGACGACCGCATTGACGCCCTTGCGGAACCACTCGATCTTCTTGTAGGCGACGACGAACGCCGCGACTAGCGCGACAATCGCGACAATGATCAGCCCGATCGGGTTGAGCGCCATTGCCGTATTTAGACCTACCTGAGCGGCGGTCGCGTTCGCTGTCGCGACGGTCTGACCGACGAGGGCGGCGGTATTTGCTCCTGTCGCCGCTGTCGCTGTCCCCGTGATAAGCGCGTAGGTCGCCTTGACGCCTGCGGCGAGGGTCTCGATTGCCATCTGGATCTTGAGAGCCGTGTTGACCGCGATCACCGAGGCGGCGATCCCTCCGATGACTACGCCGAGAGTAATGAACAGCCCCGTATTTTCCTCCGCGAAGGACGCGAAGCCAGCAAACACTCCTGCGAGAGTGTCGATCACAGGAAGCAGGACGGATCCGATCGACTCGGCGGCGTTCTCGAGGGAGATCTGGATCGCCGCGAACGACGACTTCGACGCCTCAGCTGTCCCTCCGACCTGAGTCTCGATCGCCTTGAGGATAAGGTCCTGCGCTTGGAGAGTCTGACCTGACTCGACGAGCGTCTTGATCTTTTCCTTTTCTTGCGCGGTAAAGGTGACACCAGCTCGAGCGAGGGCTCCGATGCCCTTGATCGGGTCCTGTAGCGCCTTACCGAGTTGGACTGCGTTCGTCTCGGCGGATCCGAAACCAGCAGCTGCGAGGTCAAGCGCGGCGACGGTGGCGCGGTCAAACGCGCCTCCTGTCTGTCCTACGGTCTTAGTCAGGTTGGCAAATGTTGCGAGCTTCGTCTGCGTTGCCTTGATGAGTTCGCCGTCGACCGCAAGAGTCTTTTCGAGTTCGTCGGCGTAGGCAGATACTCTCGCTGTCGCTCCTGCGTAGCCCATTGAGGACATAACTGAGGCGAGACGTCGTTGGGCGATCTCCGCCTCCTCCGCCTTCTTAGCCATAAACGTAAAAGCGCCCGTGACAGCAGTTAGCGCAATACCAGCAGGAACGACCGCCTTATCTGTAAGGTCCTTGAGTTGACCTTTCGTGCCCTTGAGTTCGACCTTTTTCCACGCGTCAGCGAAGCCCTCGACAGCCCTCTCAGCCTTCTTGACTTCTTGCGTGACGCCCTGTTCAATGTCCTTGCCGACCTTGGAGGTATCGGCGCGAACCTCAATGTATGTTTCTCCTACTTGGGGCATACACGCATTGTAGGGCAATCGAGTGTGCTATGGGAGACTAATCCCGGAGCGACACGCCTGTTACTCCGGGATTAGTCGATCATTTGCGTTGACTAGCGAATTGTTGCCACGCATCGTCGTCGTCGCCGTACCAGCTAGGTACACCTCTGACACGATACTGACGAGGAGGAGTGAGGGCTTCCTCGATCGTTGCGAGATCCTTTTCGTCTGCGTGTTCGCGGATCGCGTAAAGGTAAGTATTGACGGCTCTGTCAGCCGACATCTGAGTTGGGTCTACGCCTCGGCTGGAGCACCAGCCGTCAAACTGCTCCCAGTTTCGGACGATCCACCCGACGACGACTGCTCCTGCGTAGGGTTTGCTTGACCTGTATATTCCGTAACGAGTTCTTGGATCATGTCAGACAGCATTGCGAAGTCGAGGTCTCCTGCGATCGAGTCGAAGGCGTTATGCGCGCCGGGTTCGAGGAAGTGTCGAATAATGTCGAGAAACGTCTCGCGCTTGATCTGCGAAGCCTTGATGTCGCTCACGCCCTCGGGCGTGGGAGCCTGTAGCGTCTCGACGAGGTCGGCGATCTCGATCAGATCTACGGAAGCCTTGAGGCGGACCGTAACGTCGTCGATCACCCACTCGATCGGATTCGCGCGTCGACGGGCTGTTGCTGTCTGGAATGCTCTCTGGCGTGTCATAGGGTTTATGGTAGCAGATAGGTAGGAGCTACTTCGCAGCAGACAGCGCATCGCGTAGGAACGGGCGCGCCTTGACTCCGCGAGATCGCTTCGCGTAGACGTAGTTGCCTGTCGCTCCACCCTTGTAACGCCGACGTCCTACGCCTGAGTTGTTCTTGACAGCCCAACGGAGGACTCGCGCGCGCACAGGAACGATGTATCCCCGACCTGCCTCGACTCCTGTCCCCTCGTGGACATAGAGCGCGTACTCGACGTTGGTTCCGACTCGCCCGATCGGATTACCGCCTGCGGAGCGCATCTCCATCGCGAGAGACGCGCGGAGACGTCCCTCGTCGACAGGCGCGTTACGACGAGCCTGATTGAGGACTCGGTTCGTGCGTCGCTGTATGTCGATCCATACGGGACCTTGGGGACTCGCCATGAGTCCGCGCAGGGCGCTCTGGTCAATCTTGACCGAGGTGCTCACTAGCTGAGTCCGAGCGCCTTGGCGACACCTGCGGCGACGGATCCGCCGATCGCGCCTCCAGCGATCGCGACTCCAGCGAGGAACCAGCGAACTCCCGAGACCTGACTCTCGATCTCGGCGACGCGAGCCTCGAGATCCTTGAGGTGCTCAGATCGACGAGCGTCCTGATCGTCGAGCTTCTGTGAGAGATTGTCGACCTTCTCCATAACGTGACCGAGGCGCTCGAATAGGACAGCGACAGCGACCTCTGGCGTCGTCTCTATGGGAGGCTTCGGAGTAGGTGTGCGAGGAGGGCGAGAGCGAGGAGGAGAGGTAGCCACGAGATCAGATACTACTCATAAATCACTATGGTTCGCCTGACATCATTGTGAGGTTGCCCTGTATGCGTGAGTCGTTTGGTTCGATTCCGAGTGCTACTCGACATTGTTCTACCGCCTCGAGGCGTCTGCCTAAGTGCCAGAGAGCGATCGAGGCGAGGTCGTGAGGTCGAGCGCCCCACGCCTCTGCTTCGCAGAGGTACTCCATTGCCTTTTCTCGAATCGACAGCGCGCGCTTCGTAGCGAGGAGACAGCCGTCCCAATCGCGTTGATCGTGTAGGTATTGCGCGAGATCTACCCAAGGCTCTCGTCGATCGGGACTCTCGAGTGTAGCGAGCGTGTACCAGCGCATCGGATCGTGACCCATTTTGCCGAGGAAGCGCATCGCAGCTGCGCGCTCGGGAGCCCACGTCGCTGTCGGGAGAGACAGGAACCGACCGAACTCGACGATCGCCTCGTCGAAGCGACGGTGGTAATACAGTTCGCGAGCGTAGTAGAACGCTGTCCGTTCGTCTTGAGGAGACTCTCGACGGGCGAGATCGAGGAGAGGAAAGTATTGAGATCGAGACTTCGCTCCGTCGGGGTGGTGGTGGATCTCGAGACCGATCCACTCCTGCTTCTCGGGAGATGTCGGAGTAAGTGTCTCGTGAACGGGCTGTCTCCATCGGTATCCGTGTCGTCGGTGGATCTTGTCTCCTCCGTAGACGAGACCTGCTTCGCCTTCGGACAGCCACGACCATACATACTTGTAGCGAGGGCGCGTGGTCTCTGGTTCGATCTTGTCGAGATGTCCTCTCCAGCCCTCGACGAGAACTTCGTCCATATCGAGCGCAATACAGAGATCGACGTCGATCGGGAGGACAGCGAGCGCCGCATTACGGGCGTCGTCGAACCGCCAAGGCGAGACCGCGATCGAGACGGTATTGACTCCGAGACTTCGAGCGATCTCGACGGTACGGTCGGTCGATCCCGTGTCCGCAATCAGAAGGTAATCCGCGTCTCGAGCTGACGTAGCCCATCGCTCGACGAACTGCTCCTCGTTTAGGGCGATTGTGTAGACAGCGATCCTCATACGGATCGAGTGTAGTGCCGTCAGATGTCGGCAGACGGATTATCGCGAAGCATTGTCGCGATCGCTTGCTTCTCTCGAAGTACGCGGACCTTGAGTTCCATAAACTGCTTAGCGCCTCCGCGAGTGTCGCTGATCGCGGAGATCCCTCTCTCCGCCTCGGCGAAAGAATGTCCCTCGGGATCGACTCCGAAAAAGAACAGCGAGGAGGCGTAGTCGCTCTCAATGTTGAGTAGGTCGATCTCGGCAGCTTGCGCGACGTCTCCCGAGTTCGGGTAGATCGACAGCGCGCCAGCGAGCGATCCGTGAGCCACGCGCTTCTTGAGCCAGAGTCGCAGCTCGTCGGTATTGTCCTCGGGCGAGGAGGGACGACGTCGAGCGTCGCTGTCTCCCCGAAGGTAACGCGCGACCTGCATCTCGGCTTGATTACCGACGAGACCGGGGTAGAAGCCGATCGCGGAGAGGAAGTCTCGAGCGTCGGTAGCGATCTCCTCGACGCTAGAGAACGGAGGTTCGGCGACGAGAGCCCACTCGTGGATCAGCTTGAGCGCCTCGGACAGGGTTACGCCCACGAAGGGGACAGGATCCTCGTTGACGACATAGTCTCGAGCGTCAGCGTCGTCCTCTCGGTGAAGGTAGACGAGGTGAGCGACTCCGTTGACAGAGAGAACAGGCTCGTAGGTTTTGATCTGAGCGAGTTCGGAGAGGCGCTCTCCGTAGTTCTCGGTAGGTCCGAGATACTTTCGAGGTCCGTAAGATGCCGTGTCGCACCGACCCTCGATGACCGCGCCCTCTATGAGTTGCGAGTCGAGGAATAGAAATACGCCCTTGTCGCCTGTCGGCATTGTTGTCCCGAGATCGTAATGAGGGCGGAGCCTGTCGTACAGCGAGAGATTGACGATCTCCTCGCGGTCGGCTGTCTTGGCTACGAGGTTGCCCTTCGGCGCGTGACGGAAATGCTCCTCGAAGGCGAGGAGGATCTGCCCGTTCTCGAGGCGATACGCGGAGAACTCGGTAAAAGGATCGTCACCAGCAGGTGTCCTACGAAGCAGGGCGACGTCGTCGTTCTCGATCGTGTCGAGCACGTAGAACGCCTTATCGGACTGGACAGCGAACGGTGAGTAATCGGGGAGCGTCATACGGGACCATAGTAGTAGAAAGTGACGAGACCGCTAGAGCCTCCAGCGTTAGTGCCTGTGCCTCCTGTTCCCCAACCTGACGAGCTACCGACCGAGCCATTGGTCGCACTTCCTGTTCCGCCGCCTCCAGCGCCGCCTGTCCAGCCGTATGCCGAACCTCCGGGACCTCCGTTGCCTCCCGTATCGTTGACGGCTCCGCTTCCGTTGCCGCCACCTCCGCCGATGCCACCACCGCCTCCAGCGCCTTGAGCGATTGGGGCTCCTGTCTTAGAGTCGTAGAACGCCACTCCAGTTCCGCCTCCGTAACCGGGGTTGTCGCCTGAGCCGACTCCTCCACCGTTTCCTCCCCAAGCAGGACTTCCGCCAGCTCCGCCACCAGCAGACAACGTCGTAAGGTTTGCGCCTCCGATCGAGGACGTCGCTCCAGCCGCCTGCGCGCCTCCGCCTCCGCCGACGACGACGGTAATGACTCCGTTGGTTCCTGAGTAGGCATACGAGTCTCGGAGTCGATAGCCACCGCCACCGCCACCTGCGTAGCCCGAGCCAGCGCCTCCGCCGAAAATAAATACGTACCGAAGTGTCGGGGCTGTTCCTGCGCCGACGGGGATCGAGACTCCGTACGAACCCGGCGTTCCGTTTGCGTACTGGATTAGTCCCCACGTCTTGAAGGACAGCCCCGACGTCGTGGTCGTGCCGATACTGCTCGTGGCTCGGATCCTGTAGTAGTACGTCGTAGCCTCGGCGAGTCCCGTGATAGTGGCGGAGACAGCCGTCGCGGAGAAGCCTGTTACGGGGCTCGGTGACGCGGTGACGCTCGAGAACGTCGCGAATGTCGCCGACGTCGAGTAGTCGAATACGACGGTCGTCGAGGCTCCGTTCGCGGTGACAGATCCGCTAAGAATGGCGGCATTTTGGTTCTGGTTCGCAGAGGTGACAGAAGCCGAAGGGAGGAGGTTGACTGCTCCTCCGAAGGACCCTCGGTGGATAGGCACTACGCGCTCAGATCGCCAATGACGACATAGGAGTTGGAGCCTACGCAGTAGACGGTTGCCGCTGAGTATTGGGTTCGGAGTTTGAGACCCGGCGTACCGTTGACAGTTGTTCCCGAGGCGACGACAGTTACCTGACCAGCGCCGAGCTGGAGAATGTCAATACTCTGTCCTGCCGTTAGACCGAGAGAGGAGTTGACGGTGACGTTGAGAGCTGAGGCATTACTTAGCGTGACCATCTTTCCGAGATCGGCTGTTACAAGTGTGTACGAGGCTGTCTGAGTGTTGACGACCTGCGCTACGGAGAATGTCCCCGTCGCGCCCGTAGGTCCTGTCGATCCAGTTGCGCCTGTCGGTCCCGTTACGGTCGAGGCAGCTCCCGTAGGTCCTGTCGGTCCCGTCGGACCCGTCTCGCCTATGACGCCTTGCGGTCCCGTCGGTCCTGTCTCTCCTTGCGGACCAGTCGGACCAGTCGGACCAGTCGCACCAATAGGACCCTGTGGTCCTGTTGGTCCTGTTGGTCCCGTGACGGTAGAGGCGTCGCCTGTCGCTCCTGTCGGTCCTGTCGGACCGATCGCGCCCGTAGGTCCTGTTACGGTACTCGCCGCACCAGTAGCACCAGTAGCACCAGTCTCGCCTTGTGGTCCTGTGGGTCCTGTCTCTCCGATCGGTCCCGTCGGTCCTGTAGATCCCTGCGGACCTGTCGGACCTGTCGCGCCTTGAGGTCCTGTCGAACCTACGTCGCCTTGTGGACCAGTAGGACCAATGTCGCCCTGTGGTCCTGTGGGTCCGTCGATCCCCTGTGGACCTGTCGCGCCTACGGCTCCTGTCGGTCCCGTAGGACCTATGTCGCCTTGAGGTCCTGTAGCGCCTTGTGCGCCTGTTGGACCAGTCGGTCCGTCGATACCCTGAGATCCTGTAGGTCCCGTCGGACCGAGGTCTCCCTGCGGTCCTGTAGGACCCGTCGGACCGTCGATGCCTTGCGGACCTGTAGGACCTTGCGGTCCTGTCGAGCCTGTAGGACCTGTCTCGCCCATAGGACCAGTAGCACCAGTAGGACCAGTAATGGTGCTGGCGGCTCCTGTGGGTCCTGTGGGTCCTGTGGGTCCTGTCGGACCGACGACCGAGATGACGAGGAGGACGTCGAGGCTGTTCGAGAAGTTTGTGGTTCCTGTTCCGCCCGAGGTGACGAAGGCGACGGGGACGTCGAGGTAGGAGTTGCCGTAATCGACGACCGTTCCGTTGACTGTAAAGTGCTGGAAGTCGAGTGAGTTATTCTTATGCTGGAGGTAGACAAGGTCTCCCGACTTGAGCTGACCGAGGAAAAGGTCAATGTCATTGCCGTCCTGATCGAGGTGGTTGATGCGGAGGATCGTCGAGGAGATCTGCGTCGCGTTGTCGTAGCCGACGCGCCCGTTGCCCGGATTGCCTGTCGTCGTCGTCGTGTGTACCTTGT